TACGGATGGCCGCGATTGGATTTTGAAATTCTTTTCAAAATTACAATAATTGCCATTTGGTGTCTAACTATATATAGGACTCCAATACACCGATTGATAGACAATTACTAGAGACACCGATTGACCAAGTCAATGGCTCCTCCAAAACCATTTAAAATAAATGCCAAAAATTACTTCCTCACATACCCACAGTGCTCTCTTACTAAAGAAGAAGCACTTTCCCAATTACAAAACATAAACACCCCAACCAACAAGAAATATATTAAAATCTGCAGAGAGCTTCACGAAGATGGGAGCCCTCATCTCCACGTGCTTGTTCAGTTCGAAGGGAAATACCAGTGCAAGAATAACAGATTCTTCGACTTGGTATCCCCAACCAGGTCAGCACATTTCCATCCGAACATTCAGGGAGCTAAATCCAGCTCCGACGTCAAGTCCTATATCGACAAGGACGGAGACACCCTCGAGTGGGGAGAGTTTCAGATCGACGGACGATCTGCAAGAGGGGGTCAGCAATCGGCCAACGACGCTTACGCCAAGGCACTTAACAGCGGCAGTAAGTCAGAGGCTCTTAATGTAATTAGGGAATTAGCCCCTAAAGATTTTGTTTTACAATTTCATAATTTAAATAGTAATTTAGATAGGATTTTTACGCCTCCTTTAGAGGTTATGTTTCTCCTTTTTCTTCTTCTTCTTTTGATCAAGTTCCGGAAGAACTTGAAGTTTGGGCTGCTGATAATGTACGGGAATGCTGCGCGGCCATGGAGACCTAATAGTATTGTAATAGAGGGCGAGAGTCGTACAGGGAAGACAATGTGGGCCAGATCATTGGGCCCACACAATTATTTATGTGGTCATCTCGACCTGAGTCCAAAAGTGTACAGCAATGATGCGTGGTACAACGTCATTGATGACGTGGACCCCCACTACCTAAAGCACTTTAAAGAATTCATGGGGGCCCAAAGGGACTGGCAAAGCAACACGAAGTACGGGAAGCCAATTCAAATTAAAGGTGGAATTCCCACTATCTTCCTCTGCAATCCAGGCCCTACGTCATCATATAAAGAGTACTTGGACGAGGACAAGAATTCAGCACTCAAAGCGTGGGCAATAAAGAATGCAGAATTCATCACCCTCACGGAACCATTGTACTCAGGTACCAATCAAAGTGCAACACCGAATAGCCAAGAAGAGGTCAGTCCGCAGACGGAGAGTTGATCTAACGTGCGGGTGCTCATACTACTTCAGCATAAACTGCGCAAATCATGGATTCACGCACAGGGGAACTACTCACTGCAACTCAATGCGAGAGTGGCGTGTATACTTGGACGATCAGAAATCCCCTCTATTTCAAGATAACCAAGCACCACGAGAGGCCATTCAACACCAACCACGACATCATAACGATCCAGATACAGTTCAACCACAACCTGAGGAAAGCGTTGGGAATACACCAGTGTTTTCTGAGCTTCCAGATCTGGACTCATTTACGTCCTCAGACTTGGCGTTTCTTAAGAGTATTTAGGGTTCAATGTATGAAATATTTAGATAATTTGGGTGTAATTAGCATTAATAATGCAATTAGAGCATGTAGTCATGTATTATGGGATGTATTGGAAAAAACAGAGTATGTAACACATTCTAACATAATAAAATTCAATCTTTATTAATTCTGAACAGAATCATAAAAATAGATCCTGATCTTCAAAGTTGCATACACTGGATTACTCGTATGGGTACAAGCCATATACAATAACAACGCATTCTCAGTATGATTGTCATACTTAGCAGCTTCTTGATGATTATAAACTACATAATTATTAATCTTCATAAACTTCCTAACCAACGCCTGCTCCTTACACGCATATTGACCACCTGTGACTGTCGAAGTAAATTTCCTTAAGACTTGATAACGATCTCGAAGATCATTCTTGATAGTAGCAGTGCTGGGCTCATTGTCATACATGTTAAAAACCTGTCCAAAATCCATAGCAGTCCCAAAGGGCCTCCTATCACGAACAAGATAAAACATAACAGTGTTGGTGTGGTTCTTGGTTTTGATATTTTCATCCATCCATATTTTACCCAACACGTAGACAGATTTAACACAGAATCTCTTACCCACACGATGGGTAAGCCCATTACCACGGGTAACATCACTAACACATAATACTTTACCAACATGGGATATGTCGTGCCTCTGTTCATACGATTGGACCTTACACGGGCCTTCACAACCTTTGGGGACATCAGGGCTTCTGTACATTCTGTACATTCTGGGCTTGCGATACATGGGCCTGTTGGTCCATGTCCTTCTTTTGTTGGTGACGAGGACAGTGGGGGCAGCAACACGGCTCATCACGGGGGTGTCGAAGTTCAGACGGCGACGTACCTTCGAGGCGGGAGTGGAAATGAGTATATCGGCGGGTCGCTTCGACATAATTGCGAGCACGAATTACTGAAATTAGATCACGTACAAGATCGTACCCAATCGTATCAGGAGAATACGTATCTTCAACTAATTGAAGATATTTTACAGCAAGCATACACCGTAGACCGTGAACAGTCTCTGGGAATTCGTTTACGAGTGGATCCCACATTTTAGGGTTTCTACTTGCTGAGGAAGTTTAAATAGGGGACCACATATTAAATAAGCTTTGAGGGAGCGTTGTTAGTGGACGACAGTAGTTAGTGGCGGGGCCCATTTTAAAGACATCGCGGCCATCCGGTAATATTA